TTCTGGCTGGTCCCAATCCGGCGGTGCCGGCGGACGCCGTCTACAGCCAAGAGCACTACGATGCCGCGATCGCCGAGCTCGGCAGTCCGAAACGGTACGACACCTTTTTCGTCGACAGCCTGACCGCCGTCGGGCGCCTGTGCTTTGCGTGGGCGAGCCAACAGCCGGAATCTTTTTCCGAGCGTAGTGGAAAGCGCGATCTTCGCGGCGCCTATGGTCTCCATGCCAGAGAGATGATCGCGTGGCTGATGCACCTGCAGCAGGCGCGGGAGGTGAACGTCGTATTTCTTGGAATCCTTGAGACCGTAACCGACGACTATAACCGCACCGAACATCGGCTGCAGCTTGAGGGCGCTCGCACGTCGCGGGAGCTGCCGGCGGTCGTTGACCAGGTGATCACCTATAACTGGATCAACTTCGGCGATGGCGCTCTTACGCGCGCCTTTATCTGCACGACGCCGAATCCTTGGCAGTACCCCGCAAAAGACAGGTCTGGCCGGCTCGAGCAAATCGAAGAGCCGCACCTAGGCAAACTGTTAGCGAAACTCTCGGCGAAATCACCGGGCGGCAATTTCGTCGAGCTCGTAGCCGCTCAATGATGAAAGTGAAGGTGAAACTATGTCGTACGACTTCAATACAGCCGGCGAGCAACGTTCGTTCGACGTTATCCCGGACAAAACCATTGCGGTAGTCCAATTGAATATCCGCCCCGGCGACGCTGGGGAAAGCGGATTCCTGAAACGCTCGAACAATGGTCAGGCCGAAGGCCTCGACTGTGAGCTTATCGTCGTTGGCGGCGAATATGATAAGCGCAAGTTTTGGGACTGGATGACCGTTAACGGAACGACTGACGGTCACGCCCAGGCGGCCGATATCACGCATCGCAAGTTGCGGGCGATCATCGAGAGCGCGCGCGGCATCAAGCCGACCGATGTCTCTGAAGCGGCGAAGAAGGCGCGTGTTGTCGAGTATGCCGACTTCGACGGCATTCGGTTCCGCGCCCAGATCGGCGTCGAGCCTGCCAAGGGCGATTATCGCGCCAAGAACTTTTTGGCGCAGATCATCACCCCCGACCGCAAGGAATGGCAGCCCGTCGAGCAGGTTACGAAGCCGGTGCAAGCGCCAGTGCCTGCCGCCGAGGCGCTAAGCAACGTGATCGTCAAGCCGGCGTGGGCACAGTGATGGCGTGCAAATTTAAACCGCGCTTCCCGTCGCTAACCGCGATTGAAGATGCTTGGCAGCGCGAGGCCACTCGCGTTGCTGTCGAGAAGGCGCGCGCCGTCGTTTCTGGCGGCGCGCTACCCCCCATGACGCCGGTCGGGCGGCTATCCGATTCCGAGTGGGGTTGGATCGTCGCGGCCGTACTGTTTGGCTGGATCACTACACGCTCGCGACAAGCCACAAGCAACGGTGTCGGGCCGGACAAGTACCTCTACGTCAATGAAATGCTCAACCCCGACCCTTGGGACGCCGGCGCTATCGAGGCGATCCTTCCAGAGCTCGGAAATTGCGAGGCCGATTGGTCCAAATCGCTCTCGCAATTCTCGCGCGAGGAGATGATCGCCTTCCTCGGCGACGCCTACAACCTCATCGGCAAGGCGATGCTCGCACGTGACAAGGGCGAGAAACTTGTCACGCGTAAAGGTCCGCCCGGCGCAGCGGAGCCGACGGAAGAGCAGGCTGATTGGAATGATCCCGTACCGTTTTGAGAATCGCCATGCCCGACTTCAACCGCACCGAACATTCTGCTCTGCCGGTCAACACCGCGATCAATGTGCTGCTCGAACAAGGCGGGCGTATCGATCCGGAGCAGACCCGCGGTTACCTGGGAGCTAGTGCAGTCGGGCACCCGTGCATGCGGCAAATTCAATACACGTGGCTGTGCGACCCGGCGCACGCGTTACGCACGAGGGACATTTTCGCACGTGGACACTTTTTTGAAGCGCAAACTCGCGAACACTTTACTCGGGCCGGCTTCACATTTGCAGAGCCGGACAGGCTCGCCTTTGAGGCGCTCGACGGCTGGCTGCGCGGTCACGCCGACGGCATTTTCCTCAACGGCCCCAAGATTCAGGGCGTCAAATACCCGTGCTTGTGGGAGAATAAATGCATTAACGCCAAGGGGTGGCGGTCGCTCGATCGCGACGGCCTTGAAAAAACGTACCCACAATACGCCGCCCAGGTCGCGCTCTATCAACAATTTCTCGCTACTAATGACCACCCGGCGATTTTCACCTGCGTGAATGCCGACTCGGTCGAGCTCTTGCATCTATTAGTGCCGTTCGATGCCGAGCGCGCTAGAGCGTGGATCGAACGGGCACAAACAATCATCAACGCAACGCGAGCCGGCGAGCTGTTGCCTCGATTCACGGAGGATCCCGATCATTGGCGTTGCCGACTATGCGGCCATAAAGAACGGTGTTGGCGATGAGCATCGATCCGGTGGCCGACAAACTCGGCAAGCTCCTGAAGATGCTTTCATCGCCGCGCGACGGCGAAGTTATCGCCGCGGCTCGGGCGATCCTGCGCACTCTCGAAGGTGCCGGTGCGGATATTCACGAGCTCGCCCACCGGGTTGAATCCGGCAAACTATCCGAAGCGGATATGCAGCGCATTTATGACGCGGCATATGCGGACGGACAGCGTGACGCCGAAAAAGACAAACCGGCAGAGCTTCATGACATCGAGCCGAATTGGCATGAGATGGCGATCAACTGCCGCGATCAAGATGACGGCCGTCTGACGCCACGCGAGCGCGATTTCGTCAACGATATGCTGCGATGGACCGTCCATCGAAAACCGTCCGAGAAGCAAGGCAAGTGGCTGCATTTGCTCTACGTACGCCTTGGAAGGCGGCGGCAATGAACAAGCCAAACACGATCAGCGGCGACCTCGCGAATCTCCCGGCTGCGCTCGCGCCGCTGTGCAAGCTTGACCATTGGGTTCTGTGGAAGTGGCAATTGCGTAAGCAGAAATGGACTAAGCCGCCATTCACCGCGGCTGAACGCTCATACCCTGCGAAGAATAATGATCCAGCAACGTGGGCCCCATATTTAAAAGCACTCGAGGCGCTGAAACGCGCTAATGGCACCATGGACGGCATCGGTTTTGTCCTGCCGGATACACCCTTTGACGTCGTCGACCTCGATCATTGCCTCGATCCCGAAACCGGCAAGGCAGATAAATGGGCGACAACTTGGCTCGACATGGCAAACGGTGCTTACGTCGAGCGGACGCCATCGGGCGAAGGACTACGCATCATCGGATTAGGTGCCGGCGAGAAGCTACATCGCAAATGGCCGATTAAAGGCGCGCGCGAAGGCGCCGCGATCGAGATTTACAGGAACGCCGAGCGCTATATCACAATCACAGGCGTGCAAATTGGCGAGTGTAAGGAGCTCGCGCCGATTGACCTGCTCGGCAAGATCAAGGCGCATTATGACGTCAAGGTGCATTACGACACCAACGCTAAAGGGTTCGACTTCAACGCCGCCGGCGACAACAAGATTGATTGGGACGACGTGATCCAGAACGGTGCGCCGGCCGATAGCGACGCCAGCGCGCTCTTCCATAGTGTCGTCGGCCACCTCAGCGGTAATGGCCTATCAGTCGACGCGATCGTCGACGAGCTTTCAAAATGGCCAAACGGAATCGGACGGCGATACACTAATCGTCTACGACAAGAGGTCGAACGATCCTTCAACAAGTGGCAGCGCAAGCGACACATTTCCCAACCGGAACATGAGCCGGACGAGGAAGCGGTTTGGGAGGCCACGGATAAAAAGGGAATTCCGCGGCGGACGTGCGCGAATGCGCGTCGCGCGCTTCGAGCCCTTAACGTCGAATGTCGCTACGACGTATTCCACGACAAGCTGCTCGTCAGCGGACAAACCATCAAGTACCGCAGTAACCTCGATCAAACCGTCCTGGTCTTGCGCACCAAAATCCATAAGGCGTGGAAGTTCGATCCCGGCACGAAGAACACGACCGATGCCGTCGTACAGCTGGGCTTGGAAAACGAATTTGATCCGGTGCTTGGGTATATCAATTCGCTCATGTGGGACGGTACGCCCCGACTCGACCGGTGGCTGATCACGTATATGGGTGCCGACGATACTGAGCTTAATCTCGAATTCGGTCGGTTAGCACTGCTCGCCGCCGTTCGTCGTGTACGGCGACCGGGATGCAAATTTGATTTTATTATCGTGCTCGAAGGACCGCAGGGCGTGCAGAAATCGAAAGCGATCGAGACGCTCGCCGGGACCGAGAACTTCAGCGATCAGACCATCCTCGGCGCGCGCGACCGGGAGCAACAGGAGTTGCTCGCCGGCGTGTGGCTCTATGAGATCGCCGAGCTGAGCAATATCCGTAAGACGGAGGTCGAGCACTTACGCGCCTTCGCCTCACGCACGCACGACCGCGCCAGGCCGGCCTATGGACGGACGCGCGTTGACCAGCCGCGCCGCTGTGTTCTGTTCGCAACTACAAATGATGATCGATACCTAAAGGCAGCCGACCGCCGATTTTGGCCGATCAAGACTGGCGACATCAACATCGAGGCACTCAGCAAGGACCGAGATCAGCTATGGGCAGAGGCGGCCACGCAAGAGCCGAACGAGTCGATCTTGCTGCGCCGGGAGCTATGGAGCGCCGCACGAATTGAACAGGAAGCGCGAGAAGAAAGCGATCCCTGGGACGATAAATTGATCCAGGCATGCGGAACGGTCGAGCAGGGCGAGGAGCGCGTCTCGAGCGCTGACTTGTTAGAGATCGCTCTTGGGGTTCATGTGAGCAAACAACGAGACGTAGACTTTAAACGTCTCGGCCGATGTATGCGTCGGCTCGGCTGGGACGGGCCAAAGAAGACAGTAATCGGCGGGATTCAGGTGAAGGGCTACACGCGATTAATTAAGGCAGCCCGGTGAGGGCGCGAGAATGGCTCGTCGCGGCACGAATCTCTTCAAGCGAAACGACGGTCTGCGTGCTCTCAAGATTGCGCGTGACGGCGGCATCGAACCTGCGATGATTGAGATCGTTGCCAAGGATGGTACCATCTTCAGGGTCTACGGGGACAACGCCACGCTGGCGGAGACCACGCAAGAGACCGCCGACGCGAAGGCGTGGGATTTGGAGATCGCGAAGCTGAAGGCAGCGAGGAAGGGGCAATGACCAAGATTCGTCTGCAATTCGTCCAAGCCTTTGTCGACCGCAAGACCGGTCGCGCCTTTCACTACTTCCGTCGCGCTGGACGTCCGAGGGTTGCGTTGCGGGGGCTGCCCGGTTCCAGCGAATTCATGGCGGCGTATCAGCAGGCGCTCGCCGCCGCGCCGATTCCCGTCGGTGCCAACAAGCGCAGCAAGCCCGGCTCCGTCTCCGCCGCCATTGCCGAATATTACGGCTCGCAGGCCTTCCGCAGCCTCACCGGCGGCACGCCGGCGTCACGCCGCGCGATCCTCGAAAAGTTTCGCGACAAGCACGGTCACCTTCCTCTGGCGTCGCTGCCGAGGGAATTCGTCGTCGCGCTGATCGATAACATGACGCCGCACGAGGCGAAGAATTGGCTAACCACGTTCAAGCACGTCGTGCGGTGGGCGGTGGAACGCAAGCTGATGCGTAACGACCCGACCGCAGGCGTCCACGTCAGGCGGCCAAAGACGGACGGATTCGCCACCTGGACCGAGGACGAGATCGCCGCCTTCGAAGCGCACTGGCCGATTGGCTCGAAACCTCGCCTCGCGCTGGCGCTCGGGCTGTACACGGCACAGCGGCGCGGCGATGTGGTGCGGATTGGCCGCCAGCATATCCGCGACGGCGTGCTCACCCTGCGTCAGCAGAAGACCGGCGCGACACTGGCGATCCCCGTTCACCGGGACCTCGCGGCGATCATTGCCGCCACCCCGGCCGGGCACCTCACGCTGTTGGTGACGCAGACCGGCAAGAGCTACGGCGCGAACGCTTTCTCGGAGATGTTTCGGAAGTGGTGCGACGCCGCCGAGCTGCCGCAGCACTGCGTCTTCCATGGGCTGCGCAAGGCGGCATGCACCCGCCTCGCCGACGGCGGCTGCACCGCGCATGAGATCGCCGCCATCTCTGGGCACCGGACGTTGAAGGAAATCGAGCGCTACACCAAGCGGGCCGACCAGGTCCGGCTGGCCAAGGCGGCCATGGAACGGATTGCCAACGAGAGTGTCAAACCCGAGCCGGGCGAAGTGTCAAAGCCATTGAAAGAACACGCGAAAAAGTCCGCAGGATGACGCGCGCCGCCTCATTCGATCACCTTGTCGGCGCGGGAAAGCACTGTGCCTGGAATTGTGAGACAAAGTGCCTTGGCGGTTTTCAAGTTTATGATCAGCTCGTACTTGGTCGCCGCCTTGCAGTG